ACTGATTTTTGATTGATATAAATTCTCCTTTCCAGAATTTCCTTAGTTCCATTTTTATAAATCAGAACCGTTTTTATATATCCCTGCTTTTCAAGGTTACTTATCCAGCAACCGACTGTATTTTTATGAACATCATAGAGTTCTGCAAAATACGAATTTGTAGCAAAGCAGTAACCTTTGGAATTAGTTAATGCTGTGATTTCTGTATACAGTATCTTTTCCATTGGTTTTAAGTTTTTATTATACCTGACATCAGCAGGCATGATCCCATAAAAATTTGGTTTTTCCATTTCTCCACCTCTTGCATTACAGCACAACTAATGATATAATTGTGTTGTAATAATGTTTTATTTGCACTCTTTGAGTGCTTTTATTTTTTTAAAAACTCTGCTAATCCTACTATAAAAATACATATCAGCAGTATAATTAATAATATTTCAGTAGGCAGCAATACCTGCCACCATTTCCAGTTTATCCAACCAAAGAATTTTCCTAATATCAGTCCTGACTGAATTATTACGTAAAATAAATTATTGTTTGTATTTTTTGACATTTTCAACCTCCTGTTTTATTTTTTCCGCCTTTCAGGTTATAATATGTATTGCCACACACAAATTATCTACGAAAGGAGGTGTTATATTATGATTTATTTCTATATTTTTTCTTTTTTAATGTTTTCAGGTTTAATTTTACAAGTAACTAAAACCTGTAAGACATATAAGATATATTATAAATTTATTGAATTACACAATGAAATTCATAACTTTTTTAGTGCCTTAAAGTCAGAAGATATCAATAATATTTCGCAATCTGTTCAAAACTTAAGCTTTTTGCTGCCTTTTTATGAACGCAACAATGCAAAGCCTTTTTTAATTCGTTTTAATGAATATCGAATTGACGGTTTAAATTATTTACTCCAAAATTATATTGATTTCTTAAATGACGACCTTTTACAATTTCAAAGAAATTTATACTTTAAAACTATGAATTCTGTTTTTATTTCAACTTCTTATAATATTTCTTATTATGATGAAAAACGTAATAAAAACTTCAAAAATATTTTTAACCCTTTTATCTATTTAGGAAATAGTCTGAATTTTATTTTATCCGTTTTATTTCAGAATATAGATTTAAAATTTCCTTCTTTTTTGGAAAAATCTATTTCTATACTTTCTGGGATAGCTACAATTATTCAATTTATATTTTTCATCAAAGAGCTTATTAAGTAGCTCTTTTTTTGTTTTAAAATACATTTCCCGCCATTTTGCACACTCTTTTTCAAGTCTTTTTATTTCATATAACAGCACTAAAAAACAAATAGCTATATAAATCATAATTGCTATCTTTACTATCAACATTTGCTTTTCACCTCTAATCAATTTTTATCATATCCGAAAATCTTCCTATCAGCATTTTAATTCTTGTTTCAGCATAGAGCATTCTTAAAGCTCTTAATTCTTCATGAGAATAAGAAGATACTTTTTCCTTAAAATCTTCCAGCTCCTTTACATACTTTTTAATTTCTTCCATTGACATTTTGTCTAAATTCATTTCTATCCCTCCTATTTTTCTGTTTCTGAAAAAGTGTTCTTTATTTTTAGCAACAATTCCAGATAATCTCTTTTTGTATTTTCTAAACTGCCAACATAATCTTTTATTTCAGATAAAGTCATATTTTCTATATTTTTTCCTCTGCCACACTGAAATTCTCTTTGTGACTTAAGTATTTCTTCTATCTTATCCTTTTCCATCTCGCACCTCCTTGTCTGTTATTGGCTGTATATTTAGTTAAATTTATACGTTTATAACGTATTTAATTTTTAAAAAAATTTATGCCAAGATTAACTTTTAAAACTCTCTGGATTTCTAACAAAAACTCAACTTTAGGAAATTTTCCTTCAATCAGCCTATTCATGTTATCTGAAAATGTCTGAGGAGTCATACCAATCTCTTTGGCTATTACTTTTTGAGATTTTTTCTTTTTTTTTATTTCTAAATTTATTTTACTATAAATCTCTTGTGCAATTTCTTTATTTTCCATTTTAACACCTCTTTCTTAAAAATTGTACTTTCATTATATACGATTTAATCGTATAAGTCAATTTATTTTTGTGAACAAATAAAAAAGACCCTATTAGGAGTCTTTTTTTACTCAGGCAAATATTTTTTTAAAACTGCAACCAATTTTTCTTCAAAGTCATACAAGTTTCTTAAAGAATCAATATATACTTTCTCTTCAACCATTCCTCCACCTTCGTATCTTTCTTCAGTCGGGAATCTTAACATTATTTTCTCCCCTATTTCCAGCCTACATATCCATTTTCTAGTATTGTTTTGATACAATACTCCAAAGTAACTTCTTGTATCTTTAAATGTTAAATTTTCCATATTGGTATATCTTCCAAGGATTGATTTTATTATATAATACGCTTCCAGTTCTTCCTGTGTCGTTATTATCAGATTATCCTGCTTTTCTTCTATTATCTCTTCAACTTTTTCTTCTGTTTCACTTGAGAGTTGTTTTGAGCTTTCAAGGGCAGTTTCAAACTTTTTACGTATAAAATCATTTATAAAATTCTTGAATGTATCCTTGAATATAACTTTAAATTCTTCGATTTTATTTTGAGTAAGTCTTCCATCGTAAATTTCTTTACCAATTATTTTGATAAAATCATCATCAGGATTTTCTAACTGTCTATTCAAATAATTTTTTATACCATTTGAATATTTCAATATTTCTGCACTTGTCAGAATCTGTTCAGGATTATAGCTGGACTTTGTAAATTTCTTTAATTCAAGGATTTTATCATCCGTTAAATCTAAAAAATTTGCAACCAAAAAAGGCTTGTTATCCATTATATTTTTTTCTTCCAGATCTGTAAAAAACTTATACACTATACCATTTGTAAGTATCCCAATTTTTGCTTTAGTTACATTGAAGTATCTTTTTAACTGTATATCGTGATTATTTAAATCATCTGCCACGGATTTGGCTTCTATAAGAATTTCAATTTCTCCATTTATTTTTAAAGCGTAGTCAACTTTTTCACCCTTTTTATCTCCAATGTCTGCCACAAATTCAGCAACAACATCATCAGGATTGAAAACATTATATCCTAGCAAATTTAAAAAAGGTGCTATCAGATACATTTTTGTCTGTTCTTCCTTAAAATTTTCATCCTTATACTTTTTGATTAATTTCACATGCTCATCAATTTTTTCTTTAAACTCCATAAAAAATCTCTCCTTTTATTTTTTATATTTCTTCATTCTTTCCATTACCTCAAGACCTAAATCAGAATTTTTAACAGTATCATAGCTTACTTCTTCAGTATCATATGACAGTAATTCAACAGAAAATTCATTTGCTTCATCTTCTAATTCTGGACTATATCTATAAAAAGATTCCTTCATCATTAGAACCTTTTTGCTCGAATGCATTGTTGCATGTCCTAATTCATGTGTTAATACTACTTTTCTTGAATATTCATCAAGATTTTCATTTATCACTATATATTTATTTCCAAGCACCTTTTTGAAATATCCTATTATCTCTCCTAAATCTCTGAACCTGACATCTATATTCATTTTTTTACACAACGTATACGGATTTTTAGTATTATATTTTTCAATCAAATTTTTAACCCTTAGTTTTATATTTTTTCTTTTCCTCATTAGTAGCTCCTATTTTTTTCTTTTATTTTTGTTTTTAGAATCAAAGAACACTTCCTGTAATGAGATTAATAACTTTTCTTTTGTTTGTTCATCGTAATTTTCATCATTGAAAAAGTAACTTGCACTGCTTAGCACATCATCAAATTGTACTCTTTCTTTTTTAGACAGCTTTCTTCCTATATCGACTGGCATAAAAGCTGAAAAAAGTAACTCCCTTTCGTTTTTATTCAATCCTAATGCTTTTGCTATTTTTTCAATCGTTTTAATCGTAGATTTATTTCTTCCTGTTTCTATATCACCAACCGTTCCGTTAGAAATGCCTGCTTTTTTAGCAAGCTCTTTTATTGTGAAACCTTTATCTTCTCTAAGTTTTTTGAGCATTAATCCTAAATTATTCATATCAAATCCTCACACTTCTTTTTTTATAATTATACTTTATTTTTTCAAAAAAATGATATTTTTTCTTGACTTATACGATTAAATCGTATATAATATATTTGAAAACAGGAAAATAAAGCTTTTATATTTTTTTTGTTAAATTTATACGTTATAAACGTATAAAAATTGAATTAAGGAGGAAACATGAACACACTGACAGACAAAATAATGACATTTAAGGCTAAATCGCCGACAAATTTAATGAGAAAGATAAAAGAGCATGTAGGAGCTAAAAAGTTCTTAATGCACAAGGATAAGATAGTACTTGATGACACGCTGGTAATTTACTACATACAAGAGGGAAAAGAATATATAGTGAAGAGAGTTGAGGAGAAAAATGAAAAGGAATTTATATGATTTAGAAAATGTAACTTTTATGAACAAAGCAGAAGAGGAAACAGCAAACGAGTTTTTAAGAGCAGGGCTAAGCTTTCAGATAGATAAAAACAGCCTGCTATGGACAGAGGGCGGAGTTTTTATAGGATACGTAGAATATTATATTTAAAGGAGATGTTAAAAATGAAAATGAATCACTGGATAGAAAAAGACGGGAAAATAATAGCAGTATTTTTGGAAGAAAAAATGGCTAATGACTTTTTAGAAATGATAACAGGATTAAAGCAAAAAGATTTTAAAGATATAAGAGAATACTGTAAAGAAGTTTCAAAACTTGGTTATGAACAATATTACGGAGAAAAAGAAATAAAAGGATAAGGAGTAGGGAATGACAAAAAAAGAAAAAGAGAGACAGGAATTAAAAGAGCTGTGGGATAAAGTAACTTTTACAGTAGAGCCACGTAAGACGAAGACGATTGCAGCAGGTAAAATAACAACTTACAAGGCAAATAAAAATTAAAAGGAGTGTGGAAAACATGAAAATGACAGATAAAATTGTAGAATTGATGAATGATGAGAATTTGCTTATGAGAATACAAAACACTCTTGATAAATCAAAGCATCACATTGAATTTTATATAAATGGGTACGGTATTTCAATCGCCCCTGACGTTAATAACTCAACTTTGTATCAGGTAGCAGTACTAATTGGTACAGAAGATGATTACGATGTCTGCTTAGACACTCCAATAACTGATGATGTCATTGAAGGTCTAACACTTTTACAAGCTCATGAAATAGCAAAACAGATTTCAGAGCTTGACCCAGGGGCAACTGAAAAATTAAATTAATGTTTTATCAAATCCATTACTGCGGTTGTGGCTTTGAGTAAAATCTTAATTTAAAAATATTTTTAATCGGTATCTAAATCATATCAAAGCAATAAAAGGCTTATTTAAATCATTTCTAAAGTCAAAAATTACTGGTTAAAAATATATAGGAGGAGAATATGAAAAATAAAATCAAGATAGCTGTAACTGTGATACTCACAATATGGGCACAGCTTGAGGCAATTAGAGAAAATGGATACTGGGGTATAGGGGGTAATGTATTAATGCCGTTTCTCTGTTACCTAATATTTTGGGTGTTGCCTGTATTCGCAAAACACTTTATAGAAGAATTTAAAAAAATGAATTAGGAGGTTTTATGGAAGAAAAAGAAAAAAAGGAGTTAAAAGAGGTTGTCAAAGATTTAATTTTTAATGAACTTAAAAAAGGAAATCTTACTGAGGATGAAAATTATAACATTATTTATACAGAAAATTTTCTGAACTCAATCATTATAGAACTGTTGCTTAACGGTTACACAACAAAAGAAGTAATGTATATAAGAGAAATGTTTATAAACTTTGAAATGGAACAAGATATAACTGTAAGCGATACAGTTGAATTTGAAACAAAAAACGGCGGAAAAGATTGGTATGAAGTTAATGTAAGAATAGAAACTGTAGTGCTGGCAACTAAAAAGATAGGATAAATATTAGGAGGCAATAAATGTGCGAGAATTTTGAATTTAAGATAATTAAAAAGAAAAATAAAGAAGTTGAATTTCTGAAAAATGCAGCAGAAAAGCTCCAGGAACTCAACAGAGAATTGAAAGAGGAAAACGACAAATACAGCGAGCAACAAATGAATGAAATGTACAATTATTATAAAGGAAAGGGGTATTAAATGAATATAGAAGAAATAAAAAAATTGAAATCATACGATGAAAGATACAAATACAATATTGACAAAGCTGTTGAAACTAAAGAAATAAAATATAAAAGTGGTAAAGTTTCAAAATTAAAATATTTAAGTTGGGCATATGCCCAAAGAATAGCAAAATCTTTGGATAATGATTTTAAATGGGGGCTTGTAGCCAACGAAAGCGGGAGTTGTATCCACGAAAATACAGTTATAATCGAAATGACATTTGAAGAAAAAACAGAAAAATTAAGATATCCTATTTTAAATAATATGAATCAGCCTATTGCAAATCCAACTGGTGCTGATATAAATAATGCACAAATGAGAGGAATGGCAAAACTATTTGCTATGATGTCGGGGATTGGACTTTATTTATATACAAATGAAGATATAGAAAGCATAGGAGAAGAAATAGAAAAACAACAAACAAATGTGCAAAAAAAGAAAGAACCAACGGCAAAAGAAAAAAGAGAAAGGGGATTAAAATACATATCTGAACATAAAGAAAAATACGAAAAAATAGTCAATAAATACTTGCTAGGAGCTTCTGTTACTAGCGAAGATAAACTGACTAACGACCAAGTGAGCGAATTAGCTAATAATTTAAGAATTTTAGAAAAAAAGGGAGCGTAATAATATGAACAATGTCACATTAATGGGAAGACTAACAAAAGACCCTGAACTCAAATACTCACAGGCAGGGAAAGCTTACTGTAGATTTACAGTTGCTATAAACAGAGAGTTCAACAGAGAAGAGGCAGACTTTATAAACTGCCTTGCATTTGGAAAAACAGCCGAAACAATAGCCGAGTGGCTGGGAAAAGGTCGAAGAATAGCTCTGCATGGCAGAATACAGACAGGTAACTATGAAAATAAAAACGGAGAAAAAGTCAACACATTTGAAGTTGTTGCAGATAGATTTGAATTTGTAGACAGTGCTAGAAGTGAAACAAGCAAAAATCAATCTTACAGCAATAATAATGATGACATCTTAGATGACAATGATGTCTATCCATTTTAATTAAATAAACAGGAGGATAACATGGAATTAGGATTAACAACAGAAGAATATAGAAGTGCAGGATATGCACTTGATAATAGGGAAGTTGAAACTTTAGAAGAAAAAAATAAAAGAAAAGAGGATAGAAAAATGGAAAACAAAAATTTAAGTTTATATAGTATCACATCACTCGGAAGAGGATTAGAAGACATGTATTTGAACGGAGAAATAGACGGCGAAGAACTGAAAGACTCACAGGAATTTTTAATAGCAGAGTTAGAAAATCGTAGTGAAAATATAATAAAATTTTATAAAAAAATGACATCTTTGATAGGAGAGGGAACAGGACAAAATAAAATAGTTGGAGCTATAGATCAGGAAATCGACAGACTAAAAGAGTATAAAGCATTTTTACAAAAAGGATTTAAAAAATTCACAACAGATGGAGCAAATGCAATGCTGGCTGTAGGCATACAAAGCGGACAATCTAAAGGGATTAAAACAGCTAACGGAATACTATTTTTAAGCAAGTCAAGTAAAGAAATAAAGCCAAATCCTGATGAAGTAATTGCTAAATATAAAATTTATAGGATAAAAGAATTTGATATAACAGATGAAGATTTTAATCAGTTACCTGATGATTTAAGAGATAAATTTAAACCTCTTATAAAAGAGGTAAAAATTAACAAAGAACTTTATCAGGCAGACAATGGCGATTTTAAAAAAGAAGAAAAATACACTATTAAAGTAAAATAATCAGCAGGGGGGATAATTGAAATCAAGGAGGAAGAACAATGGAAAAAGAAAAAGTACTTGAAATAGAGTTCCAGCCTGTTTGGGATAAATGGGCTTGGAGAATTACAAAGCAGAATGAAGAAATTTTAAAAAGAGGTACATTTGAAGATAAAAATATAGGTGTTTACTCAGTAAACTTCCCTTGTTATAACTACTATAATTGCACACTAGGTATAAGAGGAAAAAACGAGGATAAAGATAATTTAATAAATTTATGTACAGAAGATGAGAAAAGAGAAATTGAAATAAAAGTAAGAAATATAAATGAAAAATATGGGATTAAGAAAAGATGG